TTGGTGGGTCGTGTAGGATTCGAACCTACGACCGATGGATTAAGAGGCGGGCGCTAATGGGCAACAATAACATGACGTAAGGCGCTTTTTCTGGGAATATCGGACGCGCTTAAATCGTTGATTTTTCTAGCACACAGTTTGCGATATTCCCACGAATTTAGGCCCGCATCGCGCGGGCCTTTTCCGTCTCAGGGCCTAACCTTCAGTGGTGCCGGCGAGTTCGGCGGCGGGATCGGTCTGCGGCGCAACCGGGTGCAGGGCGACGAGGGCGGCGGTGCTCTGCTGCATCTCGGTCAAGACCTCGCTGAGGATCTCTTCGTCGCCGTCGGAGTGAGCCTGCGCAGCGCGCTCGGCGAGGGCCTGGAAATCGATGGCAATCTGCGCCACAGCAGCGGTGTTGGCATCGGACGCCTTTTCAAGTTCGTTGATGATTTCGCTCATGGTGTTGTAGTTTCCTTCAATGGTTGAGATGCGCCGCAGAATGTTCCACGGCAAGAGGAGACGGAATTTGTCGGCGATCATTTCGCCAGGTCGGGCAGGGCGACGCCCGCCAGGCCGGCCAGGCCCATACCAGCGGAAGTGATGGCCGCCGCCTGGTCAGGGCTGATGACGATCCCAAGCGATGTGATGATGAGGATCAGGCCGCGCCAGGTGGACGCCTCGCGAGCCCGGGCGATGAGGTAAGCGATCATGGGTATTTGCTCCAAGGCAGTTGGAAGTGGGGCCCGTCTCGCAGGGTGCGCCAGTCGCCCCCCCACTCAAGCGGGATCTGCAGTTCGGCCGCGGCGGCCTTCATGGCCTTGGCCAGGCGCGCGTACAAGGGCCAGTCCCAGCGGACCACGCCACCCACCAGGGCCACCAGGTCCACCGCGTGCCCGTCGATGTGGCGACTGCGCAGGGTCTGGGAGGCGCCGGCCCGCACCAACTCGGCCTGACGTGCCTTGGTGCGCAGCCCTTCAGAGATCGCGAAATCCGTGCTGGTTATCTGGATTGCCCGCTCGACCACGCGCACCAGATCAGGATGCACGCCGATCAATCGGGAGCGCGATTTGTCGCTGAGGGTGTAAGCGCTCATTTCCGCCAATTAATCTTGTCGAGCCACGGGATCGCTTCATTGAACAACAGCAGCAAGGCCAATAGTGCGCCGCCCCCCCATTTGACAATGCGAACCGTGGTACGCATCCATCCAAGAGCATCAATCAGCGACTGTATTTCATGCTGCATTGCCATCAAATCAGCGCTTTCTCTTTCATGAGTATCACGCCAGACAGCGCTTTCTCTTTCATGAGTATCACGCCAGATACGGTCAGCGTTTATTTCGTCGACTAAGGCATTCACCTGGTGACGTATGAGCGAAACCTCTTCGGCGCAGGTTGGGTTTGCTCTGCGTTCTTCTGCAAGATCCATTACAGCTCAGCAGATGCTGTAAAATACGCGGTCAACGTCGATGCCACACTGGCAACCCCGACAGTTGTTGATGATGCTTGCCACACGAAATTAAATGGCGTGACGGTGATAACCGTCGGCTGCCCCGCACGCAGCACCGTCCAGGTACCGACCACCGTCATCGTCGGAATTCTAGCCATTTCTGTTCCGAACGAATAAGTTCCTACAATCTCAGTTCCGCCGACCGCGGTATACTGATTGACCCAGATGTCGCCAGCGACTTTTCCGCCTATCTGTTGGTAATACCGCTGGCACCGCCGCCGGTCATCAGTATAATTCGGGCGAATAAACGGGGTAGCGACTGACCCCGGTTCAAGCTGGACCTTGGTCAGGGTCCCGGCGTAGAACTCGACATTGAGGTTAGCGCCGCCGGTCACTGCGGCGATAATCGGTGAGGCCGCGTAACTGCCGCCGCCGATCTTACCCAGCGCGGCGCCGGTCCACGACAGCGTGCAGTTGCCGGTGCCGCCCGGAAGGTTGCACGACTCGATGACCTGGATCAGCGATCCCGCCGTGATTGTCACCGTCGTCAGACCGGCGACTACCGCAAAGTTATAGGTGCAACCGGTTGCCCCAGCCTTCCAGCGATCATGGCCATAGGCGCCGGCCGCGAGCGTCACCGTTCCGGACTTGGCCCGCTGGTTGACGGAAAAGCAACTGTTGTGGATGAAGTTCCGTTCTCCGAGCGGTCCGTCAAGCCAGGATAAGGACACCCCGTTGGTGATGAGCGCGCCGGAATGCCCGCTCAGGTTTTGCAGCACACCCACTGACGCGGTTGAGTTCGCCATGTCCTCGCGCATCAAGGGCAAGCCGCCCACCGTCACGCCGTCATGTACCACCAACGTCTTCTTGGTCGTGTCGACGGTGATCTCGCGCACCGCGCCGGTGAAAACCGCGTGCTCGGCAGTGCTGCCGCCGCGCCATTGTATCTGGTCAGGCATATTTGTTACCTAAGTTGGCGCACCAAGATCAATCGTAGAGGTGCCAAATGCGAAGCTGGCCGCGCGGGAAGCGCCGCGTTCGCTACTGAACGCCAGACCAGCACCGGGAAGCCCGCCCATGTTCCACCCGCCGGCGGTATACATGGCCTCGAAGGTTATCCGCGGCACGGAGTGCAAGTCGATATAGGCAATCGCCAGGTCTACCGGCTCCCGCAACCCCAGTGCTGTCTCCGCTGCCGCCATGGTTGCTTCATAGTATCGCCGGGCGCCCTCCGCAGAGATCCCAGCATTGACCGCGGCGGTATTGGCGAGAGTGGCGGCAATACTTGACGCATTGAGATACTCCATGATCGAAAACACGGCGGCAGGAACCGACGAAATAGGAACCTTGAAGGTTCTGGCAGATTGCTCAGCGAGTTGTTGAATCTGCATACACACGCGATCGAAGGCCGCGTTGATGACGCTTGGGTAAAATCCCCCCGAATTGGTCAACTGTAGCGGCTGGATGTAGGGCACGGCGCTGGTGAGGGTCACCAACTCGCCGACTGCTGCGGCTTCGGTGAGTATCACAAACCCGCCCGGGTTGGCGTCCTGATCCTGCGACAGAGAGACGGTGTAGTCGTGGTCCAACACCAGCGTGAACTCGGTGCCGGCGGCATCGGTGCGGATGACCAGCAGGTCAGACGCGACGAACACCTTGAAGAGGAACGGGAACAGAGTCCGCACACCGGTGCCGTCATAGGGTCCGGCCTTGCGCAGGGTCGCGGCAATCGTCATGGGGCGGGGCGCTCCGGTTTGGTTGTGGACATGATAGCGCCGCGGGGCGTCAGTACGCGCACTTAGTCCTTGCTGCCCGGACTGGCGATCCCCGTTACGACGCCGCGGGCAAGATCAACGGGGCCGGACGGGCGGATTTTCCCGCCGGCCACGTCCGCGAGATAACCGACCGGCCGCGCGGGCAACGTAAGAGGGACCCCGATCGTCAGAGATATCAAGGTGGCCACGTCGCGGATGGCCTTCTGGCCGCTCTTGCCATTCACGATAGCGTCATAGGCCGATACCGGCGCTCTTACCGTCGCCTCAATCATTGAGATTGCCGGTGAGGTGGCGATGCGATCATCATAGGGCTTGCTATTCCAAGTATTAACACCCGCGTTGATGGCTGACCCGCCGATTGGGATCATCGCGGTTGCGCTGCGCACGGGTCCAATTACGAATAATTGCCGCAACCAGTCATCAAGATAACTTCCATCGTCGTTATTATCATGCGGTCCGCCACGAAATACTTGAGTCACCAATTCGGCGACCACCGCGGGGGCCAGATAGCCCACCATGAAGACATAGAAACCGCGCTGGTATTGCTGCGCCAGCCCCGCCTCGTGGGTGACCTTAGAGAATTCGGTGCCAAGCAGGTTGGCCCAGGTGTTGAAGTAGCCGGCAAACTGGGTGAACAGCCTGGTAAAAGCGTTTACCGCTTCGATCCGGCTCACGTCTTCCGGGAGGAAACTGCCTTGGGTTTCGCGCACCGCTGAGTCGGCCAGGCGTACCGCATCGGCATGACTCATGCTTTTAGCAATAGCATGGTTATAGGCGCCCGTCCATACTACCGGGCTCATTACGCTATCAACGGCCAGTTGCATGAAGTAAGCATGGCGCAGCGTCCAATCTTGCGCGCGCGCCAAGACTGACGGGTTCATCAGTATTTGCCTGATGTCATCGCTCATGCTCATGGTGTCACTGTCAAGCCGATCCTTCATGTAAATAGAGGCATCAGCTACCGCCGCGGCCAGCTTACGGGGATGTTTCGCATAATCGACCATGGCCGACAGCAAGTGACCCGGGGGGACCTTGAGCGCGGCAAGGCCAAATCCGGACACCTGCTGCAGCGCGTTCGAGATGTTGCCGAACATCGCCGCGGCCCCGGCCCGCGACCGCAGCACCGTGAAAAACCGCGACATCCCCGCATCATGGCTGACGGGCGTTACCACCTGCTGCTTGGCGGTGCGGTTCAGCCAGGGGATGAGCATCCCTGACACGACGCCGGGCTGGACCCGCTCCAGCGGACCGCCGATCGCGCGGATAATCCGCTGGGTGTCGCGCACCGGGTTGTCGAGATGCGAGAACAGCAACACCTGGTCGATGTGCTGGGCGAGCGAGCGCAGGTCCAGCAGCAAGGGCTTGTTGTACTCGACGCGCCCCTTGGTGAACCCCTTGGATGTCGCCGGGAAGGCGTAGGCCATCCCCGCATTTTCCTTGTCGAGAAGTTCACGCAGCGCCGCATCCTTGACGACGCGCGGATCAGTCTTGGCCGGCACGTACCCGCCCCGGTACTCCCCGAACGGGGTTGCTACCGGGTCGGCGGTGACCTCAGCGAAATAGCGCCCATAGGCGTCGCGGTGCGCCTGCTGCGCCGCCGGCTTCAGGCGCTCCAACAGGTCCCAGACGCCTTGCGCGAAGTCGAAATGGTCCTTGGTGATCTTGCCCTCTGCGATCATGCGCGCGATGAAGGCATCCCACCGGGAGCGGTCCAGCGTGCCGTCTGGGCGTTCTTCCCCCCAGCCGCGGCCGAGCAGCAGCTTGCGCGCGTTCGACTCGTTGCCGGTGTGCAGGATGGCGTGCAGTATCTCGGGGATCGCAGAATTCTTCTGCGCCTCGCCGAAGCGGTAACCCAGTTCAGGCGCCGCGATCTTCCCGCCCGTCAGCGTCGGCGCAACCCGGTCAAGCAGATCCCGGTATTCCTTCAGGTAGATCCCCTTGTCCCGGCGGTAGGCGTCTGCGCCGTCCTTGATGCGGTTGAACAGGAAGCGGCGGAACGGCCCCATGGCTTGAGCCCCGTCCATCCGTCCCACCCACGCCTCGGCCCGCGTCACCCACGCCAGGGCTGTGCGGAACTGCGCCATCCGTTCTTCGCCGGGCGTCACCGCGTGGCCCTCGCCGGGTACGCGATCAGGAATCCCGATGTCCTCAAGGCGCCCCACGAGGTGGTCTTTCACGCGATCGAGCGCCATCCGGCCCGCGTCGGTCTCTACCTGCCGGGAGCGCCGCGCCAGGTGCAGGAGCGCGTCCACGTCGGCCGCCAGGCCGCGCACCTCATCGACCGTCATCTGCTGGAACGGCTTGGCGCCGGCCTCTGCGCGCTGTACCGCCGCGGCGACGGTGGCGTAGGTGTCGGGGTCCTCGCGTTCCAGCACGCCCAGGTACTCGCCGGCCTTCTTGGCCTGGATTGGTGCCACGCCGTATTGCCCGAGGATCGACCGCACCGCGTTCACCAGGTCCATGTCATAGGACCCTTTTAGCCGGTCATCGGCGCGACGCGAGAACCGGCCCCACTGCGCGAGCAGTCCGCCAACCTCCTTTGATGCCTCCCCCGCCGCCCGGGCCAGCCGGTTGTTGAGCAACTGCGCCCGCTGCAACTGTGCCGCCCGCGGGATGTCGCCCTTCTCGATGGCCTTGAGCAGAGCCCGGCCGGCCTTGCCTTCGGCCGCGGTGTACTGCAGGGGGCGCAGATCCCGAACCCTTTTGGCGCCGATGGCCGCCTCTGCCGCTTCCTTGGCCGCCCGGGCGATCTCGCGCGCCGGTCCGGCCAGCTTGCCCAGCAGCTTCATGCCGGTCGCCATGACGCGCGCCCGCGCATCGCTGTGGATCGCCTCCTCGGCCGCCCGCGCCATGGCCTGGGGGGTGGCTACGTCGCCGTGGCGCTCCAGCATGAGCCGGTCGGTTGCCGCCTCGATGGCCGCCTTGGGGGGCGCGGCATCGGCCAGGGCCCGCACCAGGTCAGAACCGGAGTCGAACCCGTACAGGTCGGCCACGATGTCAGGGTGCATCCCGCCCGTGCCGATCATCTTCTCAGCCGCCAACCGGGCGGCGATGCGCGCGCCGTCTTCCGGGGTCGCGGCGCTCTCCACCAGGACCTCGTGAAGGGCGCCCTCATCCAGGCGCCCGGCATTGAGGGCGGCCGGGTCCAGGGTCTTTGGATCGGACTTGGGCCGCTCAGCAGACGGCAACTTGTCGTCGACCCCCAGCTTGCTGGTGAGGAACTGCCACGCCCGATAGACCGGCTGCGACATGACCTCGCGCCGGGCGTCCATCTGGGCCGCCTGCCGCAGTCCGCGCGCCTCCCGCTGCACCTGGGCCAGGGCCTTGTTGCGGGCGTTGGTGAGCCAGCGCAGGTCACGCACGGCCCGCGCTTGCAGATCGCCCACCGCATCCGCGGTCGCCTCCCGGCCCTGCTCCTGATAGGCCCGGTACTCGGCCGGGTCGATCCCGAGCCGCGCCGCGTCCTCTGGGGTTCTGAACAGTTCGGCATAGCCGCGCGCGTGCTCGGCGGTCTTGATGGCATCCTCGCTCGCCAGCATCCGGCCGAAGACCTGCCGCACCTCGGCAGTGAGCGGGGCGCCCAGGGCCTCGAGTCTCTGGTAGACGCGCACCATCCATGAGCGGATGCGACCGAAGACCCCGTTGAGTTCGACGCTCGGGGCCTTGCCCTCGAACAGGTACTGCTCGAAGCCGCGGGCAAAGGTCTCGTGATGGGCACGCTGCGCGTCCAGGTCCATCAGGTGCCAGGCGTCCAGGGCCGACAACTCGGGCGCGCCCTCGATGCCGAACCAGCGCAGCAGGGCGTCAACGTCCGCCCGGACCCCGGCCGGGGCGTCGGCCAGGGCCGCGAGCTTGGCGTAGGTGTCGAGGAAGAAGTGGCCCGACTCATGGGTGAAGGTGGTCAGGTCGGCGTCTTTCAGGAGGGCGATGGTGCGGGTTGCCGGGTCGTAGGCGCCGCGGGGGGCACCGGTCTTCTGGTAGAACTTACTGATCTGCTGCTCTACAATTGATGCGGGAGCGAGAGAAAGCGAGTCACCTTTCTTACCAGTGCCGGGCGTGTCTGTCCTCGGTTCGGCGCCGCTTCCGTCCCCCTCCTTACCTTTCTCGAAAGCAGTTAACAACCAATGCTTTGACTGTCCGTCCCACTGAAGCCGAACGGCTCCTTGGTGGCTTTCCGACTCCAGTTGAGCCCGATTTGCGCTGCGCTTCGTAACCCGCATCCCTGAAATTATCGACTGCAAGTTGTTGACCACCTCGGGGTGCCAAGCAACGATTTTTGACAGGCCATAGCCGTCGTGATGACCGGTCCCCTCTTGGCCCCACACCAGATCAATGTCCCCTATCTCCGGGTGATGTAGCGCCCCTACCGCCTCGCCGGTCTTCATCTCCATGAGCTTGGCAACGGCCCCCTGGGCGTCGTGCACATGCTCTGTAAGGATCGGCCCGAACGGACCCACCCGCGGCTGTTCCGGTGCCGTGGCACTCTCGCCCTCCGGCTGGTGAAGCCCGCGGCCGCCCAGCGACTCGGCCACGATCCGCGCCCCAAACTGGGCGTAGGCCGCGTCCGGTGTGGTGCGCATCCGGTCCGCCAGGACCTCGAAGAAGGCCTGATGCAGGTCGGCGTAGACCCGCACCACATCAGCCGTAAAGCGCCCGGTGGCCGTCAACTGCTCGGCGATGTGGTCGCGTACCTCGTTGCTGGAGGTCTTCCACGCGGTGTCGGACTCGTGCTGCGCCAACACCCGGTCGGCCTCTCGGGTGAACAACTCGACCTGGCCTTGGTGGAAGGCGGTCGCCTCGCTGAAGGTCATCCCGTCCGGGTCGGTGCGCAGATGCGGCAGCAGCGCGGCATCGACCGGCCCGCCGGCAATGTGGGTGGCGTAGTCTGCCACCGGGATGCGGACCATGCCCGCGGTCTGCTCGGCCTCATGGATCTGGGCTTCCAGGTCGGGGAGCTTGGCCGCCAGGGCCGCCCGGTCGACGCCGGCCTGATGCAGGACCTCGCCCAGGGTGGCCACGTCCACATAGACCTCCTTGAGCCCGCCGCCCTCGCCCGCATCCTGCACGAACTGGTGAAAGGCCGCGGGATCGCGCTCCCGGTACTTGCTGGCCGCGGAGAGTTGCCCGAGGGTCCCGAGCCGCGCCGCGTCGGCCTGTGCCTGCTGCGCCTTGGCCGCCGCGGTGTAGGTGCGCCGCACGGCATCTTGATAGCCCTTGACCTCCCCCCGGGGACCGCCAAGCGCCAGGACCGAACCAGCCAGGGCGGACAGGGCCAGGCCCTCACCGGTGAACGGCTGTTGCATCTGGACGGGGAGCGCAAGATTCATCGCGGCCCGCGAGGCCTCGCCCGCCGTCATGCCCGAGAGCGCGCCGGACGCCATCCGCTTGACCAGGCCGCCCGGCACCGACATCGGCAGGACGCCCATACCCGTGGTGGCAAGATACTGCACCTGCGCCGCGCGCGCCGCCGCCCAGGGATCACCGGTCGCGCCGTGGACCTCGCGCGCGGTGTTGACCGCATCGGTCAGGGCCGGGAACAGCATGGCCTTGGACCCGTGCGCGACCGCGCCCGCGATGACGTCGGCCGCCGTGGCTTCAGCCGCCGGGACGATGCCCGCCGCGGCCGTCCCGGACAAGGGCACGGCCGCCCCGCCGCCGCCGCTCAGCACGATCTGCGACAGGACCCCGAGCAGTGAGCCGGCGGTGTTGGCCGCCTTGCCGAGGAATCCGGCGTCGGGGGCCGGGGCGAACAGCGGTTGGCGCGCGACCGTCGGCGCGACCATGTTGGAGAACCACCAGTCTTCGGCCGCCGTGGTCTTGGCGCCGAACAGGTTGGCCGTGGCGTCGGCCACGACGGGGAAGGCGCCAAGCACGGTGTTGAGGGCCGCCGCCGCGCGCGTGGTCGCGCCGCCGGAACCCCGCGCGAACTCCATCGGCATTCCGGCGATGTCCGCGAGGAGGCCCTTGGTCGGCTGCACGGCCTGTTCCACCCCGGTGAGGGTGTGCACGTCGTCGTGCATGAGCTTCGCCTGGTCGGGGTTAGCCAGCCGGTTGTTCGTCGCCGGTTGCTCGCGGGCGATCTTGTCGAAGTCGATCTCGCCCATCGCCAGCTTGCGCTTGAGCCCTTCGCCTTCGGCGCCCATGGCGGTCTGCACCGGGACCCCGAGCCGGCGGGCCAGGTCCTGTGCGGCGGCGTACTGGTCGGGGTTGGTGCCCTGGGCCGCCAGGTAGCCGGCGCGGGCGGGAGTGGCCTGAGGCTGGATTGACGCGGCAACGGCGGCATCCCAGTCGGGGGCTTGGCTTGGGGCCTGACCAGGGGCTGTCGCCGCCCCGGGGGGCTGTGCATCGAGCGCCGGCGATACCGGCGCCGCCGCCCCCATCGTCGCGCTTACCGCGTCGTCCCACTCGCTCATCGTCCGCCCCGCTTTGTCATCGCCGTCCAGTAGGCGGTGATGATTTGCCCGTCCGTTGGGTTCGATACCCCCGCCTTAACGAAGGCCGCCTTGATGCCATTGCGCGCTTCGCTGGGGATGTCACTGACCTTCTGCGCGAGCATCGGCCCCGAGGTGTCGGCCGAGAACCAGCCGCCGGGAGTGACGGCGTTCTGCGCGAACAGTCGGTCCAGGTGCGCGTTGACTTCCGCATCCGTGAACTTCTTGCCGCCCTGCGCCTGCGCATCCAGCATCGAACGATCGACGAACTGCCGGATGGCCCCGACCCGCCCGGCGTCAGGGCTGTCATCTTTCGGGGTGGGGTCCATGCCGAGCATCCGCAGCCGCTCATCCAAACCGCTCTTGATGGCAGGCGAATTCAGTTCGCCCGGGTTGGTGACCGCGGTCGCCGTCGGGTTCAGGGCCTTGGCGCGCTTGGCCGCGAGCACCGCCAAATCGCCCTTGGCGATCTTCGCCGACAGGGCGCCGAACTCCGCATCCGACTTTTTCGCCAACTCATCAGGGTTCGCGGTCAGATGCCCATAGAGGGCCATGTCGGTTTCCACCGGCACGCCCTTGGCGAGCTTGGCGGCATAGTCCTTGATCTCGCCCATCCGCCCCGCGGGGATACCCGCCACGGCGTTCCCCGAGAGGCCGGCCAGGCTTCCGCCGTTCTGCTCCAGTTCGCGCATGGCCGCGGTAACGCCTTCCGCCTCGCGCTGCTTGATGGCCGCGGTCTGCCGGGACACCTGCCCGTCGATTTCGCTCTGCGCGAGCTTCAGTCGCTCGGGGCTGCCGGCAACGCTTGGATGGGCCTGCAACCGGGCATAGTGGTCTTCCAGCGTGGGCCGCGCCGCGGGGCTGTCCTGCGCCGACTTGGCGCGCGCCAGGGTGTTCTTCACGTAGTCCTGCGTTTCCTGGGGGGTGTAGTTCAACCAGGCGTCCGGCTGACCGGCATCCGCCGCCTTGCGCATCGCCCCGGCCAGCCCGGTGCCCTTCTTGGCGCTGCCCGGCCCGGCGTTGTAGGCGGCGAGCATCTTCGCCGGGTCCCCGCCCGCCTGGGACAACTGGTTGCTGAAGTAGGCCCGGCCGAGCTTCAGGTTGTAGGCCTGCGCTGCGGCGTCCTTGGCCGGGTCGCCGGTGCTCCCGCGGTTGAATAGCTCCGGGTCCCAGTCCACCCCCGCGAGCCTGGCCGCCTCCGGGCCGGTAGCAGGCATGATTTGTGCAATCCCGATCGCCCCCTTGGGGCTGGTGGTCGGGCGCCCATCGGGGCCGAAGTGCTGTTTCCTGGACTCCGACCACAACAGCGCGTCGAACAGATGATCGAGCGGTGTGGCCGGCTGCGATGACTGCATAACGTCGGCCGCGGCCCCGAGCGCCGCCTGGGCGTCCTTCGCCTTGGTGATGCGCAGGTTCGTCGTGTAGATGTCGTCTTCGCCCATGAACTGCGAGTAGCGGTTCAGGTAGGCCGCCGCCATGTCGGGTTGATGGTTGTCGAGGGCGCTTTCGATGGCGAGCTTGGCCGCCGGGCTTACGGCCTCGATGGTCTTGGCCATTACGAACGTCGGGTCCATCCCTGCGTACTGGATGCGGGTCGCCGCGGCAATCCTGCCGATCGACTCATCCGTGATAGCGGGATCAGACCACCCCAGCCCAATCTGACGCGCCGCGGTGTCCACCGTGCCACTGGTGACGCTCTGCTTGTAGACCTTGAACTGCTGCGCCTCGTGCGCCAGGGCCTGCCCGTGGAACTGCGCCATGAGGTTGGCCGAGGTCTGGGCGAAGGCCCGGCGCTGCGCGTCGTTGCCCAGGGTGCCGGCGATCTCGTCGAGCTTGCCCTTGAGCTTGGCGCCGTACTCATCGGCCAGGGGCTTGCCGTCGGGCCGCTCCAGCGCGTCCTTGCCCTGCAGGCTGGTGTAGCCCGTCTTCGGATCGTAGGTCAGGTCCTGGATGTGCACCTGCGCCTGATTCGTTGCGTCCGCCAACCGATACTGATTGGCCTCGTGCGCCATGTCGGTACCGATGGCGCTCAGATGTTGCCCGAGATTCGCGGCTGCTTGCCCCAGGGCCCCGGCCTGCGCGCCCGCGATGTCGTGCTGTGGGGTAATCTCCATCCGGGGCGCAGTGGCAGTGAACGGCGTGTCGGTCAGTTTCGGTGCGGTCATCTGGGGCTGAGGCGCCGCCGATGTCTGGGCCTGGAAGCCGCCATACTCAGGGACTCTCACGGCTTTTTCTCCTTCTTACTGTCCTGTATTTCCTTCCTGTAGCGGTACCAGGACGATGCCACGCTGCCCGCGCTCCCGAGCAGTGATGTGGCCGCCGCCAGGTTGGGACTGATCGCCCTGGCGGTCGCCAACTGGGAGCCGGCCGAGCGCTCGTAGCTCGCGGCCGTGATCCCTTGCATCTGTGCCCCTTGGTCGAGGTTGCGCGCCTCGTTCGCCGCGTTGTTCTGGTAGTTGAGCGCCTGCCAGTCGGCCGCGGTCCGATCGTTCGCGGCTTGCGTGCGATACCCCCAGGCTGACCGGGCGGCATTGGCGGTGAGGGTGTCCATGTCGGCCTGCTTCAGCACGTCGGTGCTGGCCTGTACCTCGCGCGCGCTGCCCTCGTTGATGGCGATTCCGTTGGCCGCCAGTGCAACCCGCTGCGCCCCCTTGAGTTGGCCTGCCTTTAGGGTCAGGGCGGCCACCTGGTCTTGCCCGATTTCCAGGGCGTTCGCCGCTGCGGCTTCGGCGGTGCGGGCGTTCGTCTCCCCGGTCAGGGTCGCCATCTGCGCATTGACGTTGCCGGTCGCCCGGACCAATCCGGCATTGGCCCTGGCCATGGCCGCTTGCGTCTTGGCGTAGGTGGCCTGGGCGTCGGATTCGATCGCCTGCAAGCGCAGGTTGGCCTGCGTGGTCTTCGCGGAACTGAGCGCCCCTTGGGCAGATGAAACCGCCCCCAGGACACTGGATACCACACCGCCGTAACCCATCTATCCCCCCAAGGCCACTTCGGCCGCCAGCGATGCCACCGTCAGCGGCAACGGGTCGCGTTGCCGGATGAATATCTGCCCATCCTGTGCCCACGTGGCGGACAGGACCACCTCGACCTCGGCACTTTTGAGCGCGGGCGGTGACCCGAAAGGCTCTGTGGTGCGCTGCTTGGACTCCACCAGGTGATCCGCGTCGGGCCCCACCCAGATCCCGGACGATCGCCAGACCCGCAACCACACGCGGTTGACCGACTTCGCCCGCCCCTGCCCCAAGGCGCTGTCAACCTGCACGGCCATGGGGAGCGTTTGCAGGTCCGCCACGATCGGCAGCCCCACGGTGACCACTGCGGCGGGATAGTCGAGCGTGACCGCCCCGCCGTTGACAACCCGCTGCGGATGCGGCGCACCGTCCGTGAGGATGTTGACGGTCTTTCCCTCGATGTAGTCCAGGCCGCTGATGCGGACCGCCGGGGCTCCGCGGTAGGTAAGGCCGCAGTCGACAAAGAAGGCGTCCGCCGGGGTGGCGAAGCGCCGCGACGCCATCCGCTCGATGTAGCGCACCGCGGTGCCGTTGATGGTTCTGGCCACCACGGCGTAAAGCACGTCCTCAAGGCCCTCGGCGACCACGGCAACCGACTCAAAGGCCCCGTCGGTGTCGTGCCGGTGCCAGGCGCCTACCTGTTGCTCCGGGACATAGGTCAGCCCCAGCAGGTTGCCGCCGGAGGAGACGCACCACACCAGCGGAATCGGGGCCTTGGCATAGGCCATGTCGATGATGTTCAGCCCGTCGAACAGATGCCCCGCGCGTAGCGACAGATCGCCGCCGGTGAATCCGCTGGATTGCCAGGAATAGGCCAACTCTCTCATGTGCCCGCCGCGCGCTACCGCATAGACCAGTGAGTTGTTGACAATGCACGGCTGGACGTTTGACGCGCCGACATAAGACTGCGGGCTGACGTTGATTGATGCCGGGGTAATAGCATCGGAATTAACCGAGCCGACGCGCCATTCCGCGGCGCTGGTCAGCAACAACAACTGACTCAGGGGCACGATGTGCCTGATGATGTTGGCCTCACGCGCGGCGACCCTTACAGAAATACGATCATCGTTGCGCGTCGGTAATGAGTATGACATTCCGGACTCCGTTCCTGATTGCGTCATCCACAGGTTTTGCGGCTTATTCAGCGTCCCGGCAAAACACCGGCGTTGCTCGAAGTAGGACACGGCCGCCGGGTAGTTGTTGACTTTTGTGAGTGCATAATCACGAAGCGGCGGGGTTTTACTCAGGTCAGGTGAAATGTTGGCGTCGATGAACGCCAGTTCCGCCGTCTGGCCGATAAAGCCATATAACCCACCCATCTCTTTATAGATGTTGTAATAGATATTCGGCGCGACAAAAGACCAGACTAGCTCATTCCTGGACCCGGTATACCCAAGATTGTTGGCGCACGCAATTTCTCCGCTCGGCCGCGACTCGTTGAGGCGATCAAGCGATTCCGTCGTGATGACATATCGATAAAGATAAAGGCCCACCCCCGTCGGAACTCCGACCGGTGTCAAAATGACGTTACCCGGAGGCACGAGCGAAGTACCGAAACTAACGCTAATCAATTGCCAGTTGAGCGCCCCGAGTCGGCGCAGTTCCGCCGGTGGGTGCAGCGGATGAACCAGTGTCATCACATCCGAGGACTGCACATAGTGGATATCAAACAGATCAGATTCCGCGAAGGCGTTGGCAATCTCATAGGGCACGTCGCCATCCATCAGCGTAGCGCCCTGGGTATGGAAGCGGAAATATCCGGCCCCAATCTCAATCACCATGGTTTGGGTTGAAGAATAGGTGAACGGGATCAGGCGCACCGCTTTGGTTGAATCCTTCACTTCACAGACGAACTCAAACCCGGCCCGGTTCTCGGCCGGACCTTGGACCTTGGTGACGAAGTTGCGACAGGTAGCCAGGCCGGACGCATAACTGGAGTCGTCGGAGCGCCCCCACAGTTCCGGCGAGACCTCGCCTCCACCGAACGAGCGCTGAATGGTTCGGACGCTGCCCATGGCTTTAACGCCTGGAAATCAAGGATGGGACAAAGGCGCGATTTACCGGCCCCTGATTGCTGTCTGACGCTACCGCCTGAGCGAGGTACTGTTGCATCATCGCCGTGCAGTGTTTGACCATCGCAGCCCCCGCCGTCCCCTTGAGTAGCGGCCCGGCAAGGAATCCCGCCAGGTGCCAAGACAAGGCCATCGTGAACAACGGACTAAAGCGCGCAGGATCGTTCACGTAGGCCACATACCGACACACGGCCGCCGCCTGGTCGGTGTAAATCAGGGGCATTCCGTCGTCGCCGATCTCTTGCGAGAAGGGGACCGGCACGGGAAAGCCTGCCATCTGGTAATCGTCGGTAGCCCCCGGCGGCAAGATGGCCAGGATATTGACGGCATCGGCCGGTGCGGCGTAGGCGTAGTCGAAGGATGTCATGGCTCACTCACAGGGGGCAGACAGGCGCCCGCCAAGGTAACCTCTGCGTTACCCAATGCAGACTCCAACTCTATCTGGTCGAGCGCCGCATCCATCTGTGCCCGGGCCACATCGTAGATCTGGCCCGCGATCCCGAGCAGCGTAGCCCCGGCGTCCATCACCGCCTGCAGTTGGGCGAGCGTGTGCGTGCGCAGCACTGGCGGCCAGCCCGCGGCGACCTCGGCCGCCGCGATGCAGCGATACTGGAAGGCGTCCGCCGCCCCGGCCGCCACCCGCCGCTGGGCCACCAGCACCGCGCCGGCCAGCAGCGCGCGGGTATCCGCCGGCAGCCCGGCGTACAGATACCACTGCGCGCCCTGGCCCAGGTCATGCTCGTACCACCAGCCCTGGGCCAGCCGCGCGGCATAGGCCGCTTCCAGGGCCTCGACCGCCACCGGCAGCGTAAGCTGGGGCGGCGGCTCCGGCGCGGGCGGCGGCTCCGGGGGCGGCGGCGCGGGCCGCGGCACCAGCACCACGCAGGCGCGCCCCTGGGCGTCCTGCCCCAGGGTTGGCACCGCGCCCCAGGGGGCGGGGGCCGGGTTGGGCTCCGGCAGCAGCAGGCCGGACGCCGCCGCGTCAGCGACGCTCAGCATTCCTTCACCCAGGCGCGACAGCAGGCCGGCAACCGATACGCTGTAACGGCCAGCGACGTGCACTACATGATGGAGTTCGAGCGGCTCCAGGGACTCACCCACCAGCCGATAGAGCAGCGGCGCCATCAGTTGCTGACCAACCACAGATCGGCAGCGCCCTGTTCCAGATGGGTGCCCGCCGGCAAGTCGCCGGCGGTCCAGCTACCTGTGAGCGCCGTCGCGACAATCAGCCGCTGCGGCAGTATCGACGGCGTACCGGTCACCGTCACCAGCCCGCCCGCGGGGGCCGTGAGGGTCCCGGCGCACACCAGCAGGCCGGCCGGCGCCCCGGCGCCGAAGGTCAGCACCGTATCCGCCGCTGGCATCCACGCGGCCGTCAAATACACGCGCGCGTGCGTCTCAATCTCCACCCCCATGGAAGCGAGCCAACTGGCGACTAAGGTCCCGCCGGTGCGGACCGCGGTCGTGCCGGTGTAGGTATTGGACCCTGCCAGCGTCTGAATCAGCCCAGACTCAATTTCCAGCGTGAGGTTGCCACCGGCCTCATTAATGACATCGCCGCTGAAAGTGGCCTCGCGGGCGCTCCACACCAGGTTGCCGCTGCCCAGCAGGTCGCCGACCAGCACCGCCGACTCACGCCCCGGGGCCGGCACCCCCGGCGGCCACGCCGGCCAGTGCGGATTGCGCCGGCAATCGGCGCCATCCCCGCACAGCGCCCCGGCCCGGTGCACGGTGGCAGGGGCCCGGACCGTGATGCGCGCGACCGGCGCCGGATGCGGCGCGGCGCGGCCGTACATCGCCTGCGCGACGCGCGGCAGTTCCAGCCCGCCAGTCACCGCGGCCCAGGCCGCGACCAGCCCCAGGATCAGCGTGCGCTTGCGCATCAGTAATAACTCCGGGTGGAGATGGTGCACCAGGTAGGCGCACAGATGATGGTGATCGGCCACAACTCGCCGATCGCCGGCTTGAGGCCGAACGGAGTGCCGCCGGGCCACTTCTGGACCCCGCCTACCGCAAGCTCATGGGTCCCATCGCCGCTCAGAAAGAGCGTTGTCACCCGCACCCCCGCCGCCGGCCTTGAGATCGTCAACGTGCCCGAGGTCGTAACGGTGCCGGTGTAAACGGTGCCGTTGGCGGGCAGCGTCGCATCGCCGATGTTGCCTAAATCGGTCAGGGCATAGGTACCGGCGAGCAGGGCCGGATCGGCGCCCCCTAAGGCGTGAGTAGCCGAATGACTAGTCGGCGTTCGGGCATCAATGCCCTGGGCGGCGGTCGCGAACGCCGCGGGCGAGGTCCCCGCCCAGGTCGTCAACGCTGCGGAATACCCCTGCACCGAGACGCCAACGGCCGCCGGCTGGAGCGCGGACGCGATCAGGGCATGGTTGAAGGCCGACAGGTGCGAGGTGGCAAAGGCATCTCCCGTTGCGCCCTCCACTGTGGCGCCCGCGGCAATGCCATCCAGTTTCGTCTTGTCGGCCCCGGTCATGAACCCCGCCGCACCCGCCGCGATGGCGTTCGCGTGTGCCGTGCCGCCGGTACCGGCATGAGCAGCGACCGCGCTTGCCGCGGTCCCGCTCGGATCGTAGATCCCGGTGTGGTTGTGCACCGCGGACACCGTGAGCCCGTCGGCCACGGGATCGGTCGTGATTTGGACGTTGGTTCCAGCCACCAAGGTCAAAGTATCGGGAGCGGCATCTGCCACGATATTCGTTTGGCCAGAGGTTTGGCCAGAGACTGCCAGGGTCCCGAACGCCTGCGTGGCGCCCCCGCCGGCGACGCTCGCCCAGGTCTGATCGCCGCGCAGATAGGTCGATGCGTCAGCCGTCCCGCTGCCCAGCCGCGCCGCTCCGACCAGGCCGGAGGTGATGTCGATGCCCGCGTGCTGATGCGCCGTTGGGGTCCGCGCATCGCTCAGCCGCGCATCGGTTGATGCCACCGCGTCCGCGATGCCATAGCCCTGAAGCGTGGTTGGCGTCAGCGTGATGGAACTCCACGCCTGGGTATGGGCGATAGGCGCCAGCCCAGCCAGGGCCGCCGCCAGGTCCAGTTGCGCGGTCAGCGTCCCGGTGATACTCCCCCAAGTGCCTGCCCCGCCGCCGCTGCCATAAACGGGTAACGCGCTCCAATTCCTCATCCCATCGCCGATCTTTAGGGCGCTGGTGTCGGTGGCATACCCTGGTTCGCCGGCCGCCAGGATTGGATTCGACGCGGCCCAGGTGGCGGCAAGGCCGCGACGCAGTATGATCGTCTCGCCCCATGCCGGTTCAGAAAGCACCAACCAGATAAAACATAACGTCAGCAACCATCGGCTTAGCGACGTGGAAATCATGGCGTTCCACCATCAATTGAAGACGTGGTATCACGATTGATGCGGTAGACTCCATTACCAAGATCAACAATGGTAATACCGACGCCACCAATGATTGATTGCACCGGAGATTGAACGATGGGATTACTGTTACTGCCGCCAGGCAGCGCAGCACCGAAGGAATCAGCCGAGATCGCCAGCGGCGCCAGCGCGACACGGCGCGTCGCAAACCCCCATGAGTGAGCCTCCAACAGACTCGCCAAGGCGATCGGGAAGAAGCGCGCGCAGAGGTCCGCCTGGGCCGATCCCTCAGGCGGATCGATGCTGGACACCGTGGCCGAATCCCCAAGATGGGACAGGGCCAGATTGCAGATGTCGACGATCGATGCCATGCGCGCCCCCTGAAGTCATCGGGGGCACCAGGCCCCCAGTTGGTTACGCCGCGCCGTCCACCGGTGCCGCCGGTTCCGGACTCTTCGCCGACTTGCCCGGTTTGATCGGCTCCAGGTTATCGGCCACCGCCCCATCGTAGTCGACGATATCGCCTTCTTCGGCGATTGCATTGTTGATGAAGCTGCGTTGCATCACGCGATACTGCGCCATAGCAATAACCCCTTAGATGATCGCGAAGCCAGACGGGTATGACTTGGCGCCATCCTGGATTTCGAGGCCATAATCCGTTACGAAGGTACCGGCGCTGCTGGTACCGACGATGACGTAGCGCGCGCCCAGATAGCGTTGACCCTTGGATGCGATCCGCGGATTGATATCGACCACGAAGCGCGCCCCAGCAACCAGTGACGCTAAGGGGATGGCCCCCGTCGTGCCGATCACCGTGACATTTGACGTGAGCGCAGCATCGTCCGCGGTAATCGCCTGCACCTCGACCGACGTGCACCCCGCCTGCGCCGTGCCGACCTGGGTACGCAGGAAACAATCATTACCTTCACCGATATCCCGCGCCTGCGACAGATCGATGGTGTTGGTCGACAGGACATTGCCGGTCCCGGTCACCGTCTGGCCGGTGATGACATTCGCGCTGGAGATAGCCCCAGACACGAGCAGTAAGGCATCTTGGATCATGTTAAACCACCCGTGATTCGGTATTCAGAAGACCGTCGACCTTGCGCAGCGGAACCCCCTCGAAGGAGGTCCAGCGCACCGGCGTGCCGAACTGGTTGGCGCCCGCCTCCAGGGCCAGGGCACTCGCGCTCTTTTCCAGGGACATGCGCCGCAGCAGACTGTAGACCGATCGATTCATGTAAAAGGACGGCCGCCCCATGCTGAAATTCGGGATGCGATCAAGCGCCCGCAGCATCATGTGCAAGAGGTTGGTGGCTACCGCCGTCGTGGCTTGGGTGCCGGACATGGCCGCAAAGGTCGCGGTGTCGATGTTGGCGATCCGCACCACATAGCGCCAGTCCTTGACCACCATGCCGTTCTTCCACTGGTAATGTGTCTGATACGCCTTGTAGGGGTTGTTGTTGACATCGTAGACGGTCAGTACGCCATCGTCCTCGCTGACCAGCCCCGCCTTAGACCCCTTGGGGAAGGTGCAGAACGCGGTGTTCTCGCCCCAGAGTACCAGCCAAATAGACGTGTTGGCAGACGCGGTGCCGCCCGCATCCAGGATGTTCGCGGCGTTGCCGGCGCCGCTGATCGCGCTGTAGCGCGGCGCCATCCCCAGGTATTGCCGCGGATCGCTCGCCGGGTTGCCGTAGAACATCGTATTCGCCTGGGCCTGATTCATGGCCTCAAGGAATGCCGAATCCTCGCTCAGCCGGAAGGCCGCGGTGTTTCCGTTCAGTTCGGCCAGGTCCTTGTCGACCGCGCTGTAGGCTTCGAGCATCCCAACCGCTTCATCCACCTGCACCGTGGTGCTCTTGGAGCGCGGCACGCCCATGTTGAGCGAGCGCCAATAGACGGTCGGTAGCCCGGTGCGGATGACCACCCGATGACCGGTCGGCAGGTTGCCTTCCTGGAATACCGCATCTTCCAGGATTTCGTTCTGCTGACTCAGGATTTCAGCAATCCGCGTCTCGATCGACCCGTCCGGACTGACGCGCTTCGCCCAATCCGCGAGCGTCAATGCGCCAACACTTAAGGTTGCCATGCTCGATTACCTCAATTCATCTTGCTGTTGGGATAGAGCGACTTTACGTCGCTGCCGGCGCCGGGAGCCGCACGGCCGCCGACATGCTTGTCGGCGCTAAGCGCCTTGCCGGCGCGGACCATGAAGCGGATCACGTCCGGATGATTACCCAGGCCGGACTCGTTGAGCAGGGCGTTTAGCTCCGGCGTGCCGAAGTCCTTCAGCGCCTGTTTGGCAGTCGCCATGTTGGCGTCGAAGGCGTCGCCGCCGAACTCCTTATCGGCCTTGGACTGCGCCGCCCACTGAGCGCTGATCGCCGTCAACTGCTCGGCTTGCCGGGCGGCCATCGTCGGGACCATCGCATCAACCACCCGTTGCGCCTGATCCTGCGGCAGGTTCAGATCCTTGGCGACCACGGCGAAGGCGTCGAGCGTCTGGGGATCGAGCGTCTTGCCTTCCGGCGCCGTCCACACGTACTTATCGGGCGCCCCTGGAAGGGCAGCCGGTGCAGATTCAGCCGCAGACGCCTGGTCGGACACCGCACCGGCGGACGCCTGATCGGCCGCGCTGGAGCCAACAGCAGTTTGATCGGTCGTCGCGGCGGCATCGGTTTCCGCCGGGATGCCGGACTCGCCGCCGAGAATCGTTATTTCGCCCGTCATGCCTTTTGCTCCTTTACCATCGTCGCATAGCTCCCGGGGCACGCATCATGGATTTGAGCCAGCAACGCCAGCCCCACATTGCGCGCCCCCTCGCGGAAATAGGTCTCGACCGTACCGGTATAGGACAACCGAAACACGCCCGTCGTATCGAGCAATTGCCACACGATCCGCCGCCCGCGCTTGCTGGACATCAGCCACTTCACGTCCTCTTCCGCGACCTGGGCCGCCAGGGCTTCCCGTTCGCGCGCCTCGCACGCCGCATCCTCCTGTGCTCGGATATCGCATGGGTCAATGCCTCTGTTCACATTTGCTGTCCCTGTTGCAGTGCCCCGGCAATACTGGTCAAGGCGCTTGGTTGATCGGTGCGGGCCGCCGCCAGGTTCCGCGCGGCCCCCGACATCTGTTGGAGCATCGCGGACTGCTGTTGCGCCTGCTGGGCCTGTGCGCGCTGTTCCCGTACCGCCTTCACCTGGTCGCCGGGAACGATGATCTTGGGGTCGAGGCCAAGCGAACTGGCGTAGCTGTCTACCCAGGCGTCGGGGTCAAACTTGTCCAGGACCTCGGGCTTGATCTGCGCGACCGCCCCCAGGCTGCCGGTGAACCGATCGATCGTGTTGGTACCGATGGAGCGCTGCGCCTGCGCGATCATCGATACCATCTCAACGTTCAATTCGTGACCGCGCAACTCGTCCGGGGCAGGAAAGGCAAGGTTCGCGTCCAAGATCGCGTCGAAGGTGATATCGATGAGCGGTTCCAGCAACTCGTTTTGTAGCCGCTCCAGCACCGGACCGAGCATCAACAGCTTCTCTTCGTGCCGCTCGGCCACCTCAGTCGCCGTCATGCGCGTGCCGTCAAGGTTCTCCATCATCAAGAAGATGTCGGCGTAGAAGGCCCCGCGGATGCGTTCGCGCACGTCCTGGATATCGGACAGTAAATGACTGAGGTTGAGGGACACATCGAACGCCGTCTTGATGGCAGACCCGGAACCAGTCACGTCCACGAAGGTAATCCCGCCGGGGAACATCTCCATGTTCCGGTTCTTCAGCGAGGTGGGGACCTGGAGCGGTGGATTCGTCTGGTAGTCGATCCCCTGCGCCTTGCGCAGCTGCGCGTGCTGAAGCTGCTTGATGTCGCCCAGCGCCTCCATTCCGGGGCTGTTGCCGTAGAGGTCACCGCCGGAGACTGACCAGCGGGGACACAGGGCCGGAAAGCGCCGATACCCTGACTCACGCAGGTACTGATCTGTGCCCGCGCCGACCTCGAAATAGACCGACCGCCACGGCATGTTCTTAGCGTCGGAGCGGGATGGATCGCGATCGGCACGAGGCTCGATCGCGTGAATCACGGTAACCCAGGCATCGAGGTTACCGCGGTCATACATCGCGCGTACCTGCGAACTGACCTTATCCAGACCGAACTCCGCTACCAACTCATGGACGCTCTTCTGAAACTCGCGATAGAGGGTGTTGACATTTCCACGGTAATCGGTCGCCAAGCAATACTCGCCGATGGTCAGCGAATGATGATGGATGACGTTATAGAAGTCGGGAACCACGATTGACGCGCCAGTGCCGAACGCGCCAAGCTCTTCGTATAGCGTGTGAAGGCACCGGTAGGTATTCGATTTGTTGAACACAGCCAGCATGATTTGCGTAACGCTATCCATCCACAGCTTGACCGGCTGATACTCCATCAGATCAGTGTCTGCAGTGGTCAGACGAAACCATTGGCGCGCCGGGCTGGTCATCCCCGACATCATGCCCGCCGCCAGGATGCGCAACGCCCGGGTGCCCGTGCTGTCGTAGATCGAGTTATGCCGGCGCTCGCCGCGGTTGCGGTCCGACGCGAAGAACCTCCCGGAGCGCGGTAACAGGTAGTCACTGATCTCTTGCCAGTGCGCCATCCAGGATGCGCGCTCGCTCTTGAGCGCGCCCCAGCGTGTCACCAACCGGTCACGTGGCACTGATGGCATCATCAGCCGCCGCCCAGCAAGGTCTTTTTGCCGAGCGTGAGCGTCTCTGGGTCCACACCAGCAGCCCCCGTGAGCAGGGTGCCAGACTGAGTGTTGGCATTCGCCCGTTGATTATCCAGCGCTGTTGCCGCGGTGGACCGCGTGTTGATCTTCGGAGCGGCAGCGGCCGCCGCCCGCTCCGCCTCGTCCTTGGCCCGGGCAGCATCGGCCCTGGCCTGCAGCGCGACTTCTTGCGCCTTCGCGTCAGCCGCATTCTGGGACACTTGCGCCGCCTGCACCCGGGCGCTTTCTTCCGCTGCTTTCTGCGCCTCTGCGGCCTGCTTGCGCTGCGCGTGTTCTTGATCTTGGCGCGCTTTCTGTTGCGCGGCGGCGGAAGCCACCATCACTGCAGCAGCCGCGGCGCTCCAGGCCATTACAGCGCCCTCCAGAACAGCGTCTCTTCGACCCCATACCCGCGCTTTTCCAGTAGCGCCTTGAATGGCGAATCGTGTTTGGCGTGCCAGGTCATGAACTTGGCCCCGGCTTCCTTGGCCGCCTCTTCGGTAATCTGCATCAGGCGCAGACCAACCCCGCCGCGCCGCTGATCCTTGCGCAGGAACAGGACGTCGTGCTGGCAGTAGAGGAAGCGGTAATGCAGATGGTTGCCCAGGATCGCCACCGAATAGCCGACCATCTCACCATCGCAGTAGGCACCAAAGGCGATCAGCTTGCCATCCGCCTCCAGCGCCTGGTACACCTCGATGATGGGATCAGGCGCGTAGTTGGTCGCGCTGCGCCGGACCTCAACCCAGTGATCTTGCAGGAGCGCTGAGGACTGGGACATGAAATCCGCGAACGAGACAGGGCGATAGTCGATCATCGCGCGAGACTACCAGCTCCGGCGCGGCACTACGCGCACCTACTCGCGACGGGCGTAGGGGTCGTAGTCGACGCGCGCGCGGTGGGAGCGGGCGGCATCCAGCGGATTGCGCTTCGACACCGGGAAGGCGAAGGACAGGGCCAAGGCATCCGCCCGGTTCGGCGAGGACACGCCGCGCGCCTTCATATCCTTCTTCGCCTCGATCTGGATCTTGCCGTCGATCCGCGGCACCGTCTCCGGGGCCTGTAACTCATCGCGCAGGGTCGGGTCCTCCGGCAGACACCCGCCCGTCTTGAGCCAGTCGCGCATCTCCTTCCACATTTCGGCCCGCTTGTTCAGGCACCCAGGATCGGCCGACGCCCCGGCGAACCACACCAGCATCCAGTCCCGCCCCAGGCCCTGACCGGCCGACACGATGCCGGTCCCATAGCCCGCGTCCACAAACACCGCGTCGGCCTGTTCAGCGTCTTCCCAGCGCGCGACCTTGGCCGCCGCGATCAGGTCGTTGTCGTTTTTCCCGAACCGCTCGAGGATTCTGAAGACGAGGCCCTGCCGTAACCCGATGACGAACTCGTCATCACCTTCCCACGCGGGGTCGACGGTGAGCACCTTCGGGGCGAAGGAGTATTGCTCAGGCTTGAGGATGCGCCCGTAAGCCTTCGCCACGTCAGTATCGGAGATGAACTGTCGACTCGACAACGAGGGGAACATCCCGCGCACGCGGACCTTGAAGAAGTCTGATTCCTCGCCGTAGTCCTCTGACCACTGCGCGATCTTATCCTTATTTGTGCCCTCTACCGCTCTACTGTCGATCTGCCGAGCATTCCATCTGTGTTTGAATTTTCTGAAGCATTCGCGAAACCTGCCGCTATTTCGCGTTGGATTACCAAATGCAATCCACAGTATCTCAGTATCCTCATCAAGAAGCGCGCCTTCCGCCACCTCCCACACTCTATCCGAGATCGCCGACGCCTCGTCAAAGATAATGACGATGCGCTTACCCTTGTTGTGCAGTCCCGCAAACGCTTCGGTATTGTTTTCCGACCATGGCACCAAGTCAGCGCGCCATGTCTTACTGTGTTCCTTGTCGCGACTGGCGATACTGGTTGCCTGCGCGTCGAACCATGACGCCGTGAGCGACAATCGCGACCACTTGCCAACCTCAGGACTGGTCTTGGTCCGCAACTGGGTGTCTGTATTTGCGGTGAGGATGATGCGGCAATCTTCGCAGGTCGATAGCGCCCAATTGACGATCATCCCGATGCACGCGGATTTACCGATATCGTGACCACTCGCACACGCGATCATCAACGGCTGGTGTCGCGTCTGCGGACACTGGAGGTGGGCGCCGATGGCCCCAAGCACCTCGGCCTGCCACTGGCGCGGACCGGCGCACCCAGCCAACTCCCCGTGCCCCCAGTCGAACGCGAGCCGCACCCAGCGCCCCGGGTCCTGGTCGCACTTAGCCGCCAGCGCGAGCACTTCTGCGTAGGGATCAGCCGCCATCACGGCCCCTGGCCCTGGCCAGTCGCTCAGCAAGAGCGTCGGTGACGTTCACATTCAGCACGTCCTTGGCGAACATGCCCAGGTGCCGCATGGCGTTGGTCAGGGCGGCCCCCTTGTCCACCAGTCTTACCTTCACCGTCGTTGCGGCGCCGTCGCCGCCCGCCAGCACTTCCATGCTAGCCACCGCCGCCGCAGTATCGTCATCGAGTTCGCTGATTGTCCGCAGCTTCCCATCGTCACCGAACAGCTTGCGGGGATCAGCGAAGGCAATCCGCGCCAACTCCAGCAGCACCCGGTCTTGGGTAACCTCAGTGCGCCGCCCGCGTTCCTTCATGCGCGCTGCGATGGCTTTCTGCACACCAACATTTACCAACAATCTTGGGCCTACGGTGTTCGGGTCCCCCTTATACTCGGCCCGGATCGCTGCCTGCGTCGCGTTCAGGTCCTTCAAATACTCTTCGACGAATCTCCGCTGTTTGTCCCTCATACCAACTCCTTCCAGTCGACTGGAGTCACCGCCCGGCGGCGGTACTGACAGATGCTCGCGATGGTTGACTTCGGGATCTGCCACGCGGTCATCAACACGGCATAGGACACCCCGACATCGCGCAGGCGTCGGATAATCTCGACCTCGCGATCTGGGATCTTTGCCGCGGGGTGGTCTTCTCCGCAGCGGTCTCCGCGTTCATTGAGTGCGATTATTTTTGTCATGATTTACCGAGGCCACCCACACGTTACACAGAATCTCACCACGCGGCCACAGCGAGCCAGGCAGGAGCCAGGCAGGAGGCTGGCAGGCGCGACGACCGCGCACCGGCCGAGCCCGCCCCAGCCGCGCGGGTTGGGGATGTAGTGGCGACAGGTCACGCAGGAGGTTATCAGTGCCCGCCGCCCCGCCGCCCTCGCCCGATCGGGACGGGCTCGACCCCCGTCCCGATCAGGGTCGCGCTCGCGCCGTCCTCAGCCAGCGTGCGCCGCCGACTCCCCAAGGCGTCATCATCCGGGGCAAACAGATCATCCATCCCCGACCTATCCAACGCCTGCTGAGCGAGCGTCAGCGCCTCGTCAATGTCGGCCCGCTCGCCCGAGGTGCTGTCGACGTAGGCCAGCACCACGCCGAGGGTCTTGGGGGTCCACTGCAGGCGCATACAAGCGCCGTCCTTGGCATCCTTGGCGCCGGCCTGGGCGTCCTTGGCGCGCTGCTTGTAGGCCGCGACGGTGGCCGCGGTATCGAGTAGCAGCCGGCGGCGCTCGGCGGGGGAGAGTGAGCGTGGAGTGTCGTGCATCGTGGGGGTCCTCAGAATGGGATGTCGTCGCCGAAGTCGCCGTAGGACTGGGCCGGGTCCGCGGCGCGTCCTGGGGCCGCTGGTGCAGCCTGGCGGCCGGTTCCGCCACCCACCAGCGCCAGCACCTGGTCAGCATCCAGGCCGAAGGCCTTGCCCAGCACGGCCGCGGCGCGCTCCTCTGCGGTCTGATCGCTGGTCTTGGGCTCGAAGGCCAGGGAGAAGAAGCGCGAGCCGTCCGACTGGCGGGTCTTCACCCAAGCGGAGATCCACCAGTCGGCGCCGTCGATCAGGGCTTGGCCTTTGTGGGTCGGGTGGCGGTCGCTGGTCGCTTTTTTGTTCGCCCCCAGGGTGCCGCTGTTGTCGTTTTTCTCGTAGGCCATTGATTTATATTCTGTGCGCCGGGCTTAGGTTGGTTGGTTGGTTGGTTGGTAGGTTGGTTGTGATTTTTTCCTTATCTTTCCTCTCTCTAACCAACCAACCAACCTTAACCAACCTAAACCAACCTATCTTAAAAGTCTACCGGAAGGACCTGGCAAGGGGTGCCATGGGGTCACAGAGTAGCGGTAGACTTTAGGAAAACGAAAAAAGGTTGGTTGGTTGGTTATACCTTTGTTATCCTTAACAAAAAGGTTGGTTGAATAGGTTGGTAAGAGGTTGGTTAGGTTGGTTATTCCCGTTTTTGCACGTAGGACCACTTCGGGAACGGCACCTGCTTGCGCTCCCACCCAGACCGCTTCAGGATCGCGGACACTCGCATCTGGTCAGACCGCCTATGCTGGCCCTTCTCGATGCGTAGGCAGTCGAGCAGGACGTCGTAGACGGACACCCGATCGCGCCCCAGCACGTAGTCGGTAATCGGCTCCTCCCACGGGTCCCCCTGATAGGCCGCCGCTTGATGCTCTGCCGCGTCCGGGATGTCCCACCACGGAGTGTCCTGCAAGTACAGATTGGCAGCTTCGGCCCAAAGCTGATCGCGGTTTGCCACCACGCCGTCGATATCGATCTGATGCGAGATGCGCACCGGCAAGAACCGCCGCCCGCCCGTGCTGTCGGTATGCCAATCGTCCCGGTTGGTTCCTCCCACGAATACGCACTGGCGGGGATACGCCTTACTTGAGCGCCCGTAGTGAGGCCGGTAGTTGTCGGATTGCGCGGTGAGGATGCGCTTTACTTGCGTTGTCTCTGAGCGCGAGAAAGCGTCCAATTCGCTGAAATCGGCGCACCACACGCCGCGCAAATTAGAATAGAAGTCCTTATCGTTGAGCGCCGCGGTAATCTCGCAGCACCACGGGGCGAACAGCGCAAGCCACAGTTTAGACTTACCGCGCCCCTGGTCTGACTCAAGGATGACCATCGTATCAACCTTGCACCCGGGCTTCATCACCCGCGCAACGGCCGAGACAAACAGCGATGATGCAACCGCCATGTGATAGGGGTCGCGCTTTCCGTCGCAGTGGTCCTCGAAAAAAGATGGAATGCGCTCGGTGCCGTCCCACTCCAGCGAGGACAGATAGTCGCGCACCGGGTGATAAGTCGACGCCAGCGCTACTACGTTGATCGCGTCGAGAACATCCGAGGTCGGAACTTTTTCCTGTATCCATTCCCGCTCCAACTGGGCCTTGATCTTCACTGGTCCCACTTCGTCCAGGTCTATCCGGTCGATTGACACTCTATCGCTGAACTCGTTGTACTCTATGCGCCCCATGAATTTCGGCGCATTCTGTAGGATCAGAATCAGGTTGTGGACCCGGCACAACGGAGACTCGCCGCCATCCGGCGCGACCTTAACAATCAGCCCGTCCCGCCAATCCCCGGCCGGCTTGCGCTCTGGCGGTTTCGGCTTTGGGTCCGGCTTCGTTTTCACCCGGTCGAGAATATTCGTCACATCAGCCAGCGCCGGCGGGGGCTTGGTCGCCATCATGCTTTTGCCCCGTAGATCGCCCACAGGGCGACCGCCAGGCGCTTGGCAGCCAGGCGTTCGCGCTCGCCGGGCCCATTAGGGACCGCATGAATATGGGGGTAGCGCGCCCGCGTCTGCGCGTCGATCCCACGGTACGACACCCGCTCGCCCATGGCCTGCTCCAGAATCAGCACCTCAGGCCACGCGGCCGCCTCGATCTCGGCTTGCATCGCGACCGCCCGGCGCTTGCGCGTCTCGCCCCGGTCCTGCTGGACGATGATCAAAGCCCGGCCCGCCAGGGCTTCGAGCGCCTGGCGGAAGTTCATGCGCTCATGCTGCTGCATCCAGTCGAGCGCGTCGCCGTGCGCACCGCAGCCAAAGCAGTGATAGAACTGTTTCTCACGGCTGACCGTGAAGGACGGGGACTTCTCGTCGTGGAAGGGGCAGCGCGCCTCGAAGTCATGCCCGGCCTTACGCAGGGTCAGCGACTCGCCGATCAGGGCCACCAGGTCAGTAGCCTCGATGATTGCCCGCAGGTCGGCCGTTGGTTGGCGCCGCAGGTCCTCCGGTAGACAGTCGTGGATCTGATCCATCGTCGGGTGCGTGCGGATCATGGTAGATCCTCGGGGCCGCGCGCGATGATCGCTATGCCGCCGGCTGCGGTGACGTGATCAAGGAAATTCTGTTGCTCGGCGCGGGGCCGGGTCCGCGCCGTCTTAACTTCGACTCCCGTGAACTGGGCTACCACCTGTCCCACATTCTCCGGCAGGACGATCATGGGCGCGAACCCGATCAGGTCCGATGACCCCTTGCATAGCCCCGCGTGCAGTGGCCTGGGGTTGCGGATCAGCACCGAGCCGTCGGCCAGGTGGGTGACCTGGCCGGCCCAGCCGGTGCCGACGTTGTTGCGCCACAGGGTCATGCCGCGGGCGGATGCCTCCAGGCGGATAGCGTTCTGGATGTCGCGCTCGCGCTCGCTCATGCCGCCGCCCTCTTCGCCTTCGCCTCGCGCGCCTGCCACACGAACCGCGCCCAGCCGGGCTTATGCCCGAGCTTGCGGCCCAACTCCTGGAGTTCTTCCAGCGACCGGGCCGCCGCCTGGGCCTGTTTTGCGACGCGCCGCACCTCCATCGGGTCAACCTGCTCCAACTCGCCCGCGACCTCCTCAATCTCACGCACCATGACTGGATAGACAAACCCGCACCGAGGGCACACCGGGGCCGGTCGATGGACCGCAAAGCACTGCTCGCACTGGCGCACAGGGGCTTCCGCGGGGTCGGCCTTGGCGCCCTTGGGCCGCCCGAGCAGGGACCATTCGCGCTCGTCGTCGGGGAGGCCGTGACGGTAGACGTTGCCGACATGATCCAACACCACGGCGCGCTCCTTGCCCGGCGCCGGGCGCAGGACCCTGCCGACCTGCTGCAGGTACAGCCCCAGCGACTGGGTAGGCCGCAGCAGGATCGCCGCCGCCACTACTGGCACGTCTACCCCCTCGCTGATAATCTCGCAGGAGGTCAACACCTGGAGCCGCCCGGCCCCCAGGTCGGCAATCCGCGCGGCCCGTATCCCGGGCTCCATCTTCCCGTCGACCGATGCAGCCGCGTAGCCGGCCGCCGAAAACGCCGCCGCGACATGCTCCGCGTGCGTAACGCTCGCGCAGAAGGCGATGGCCGGTTCGCCCGGACACAGGCGCCGATAGTGGGCGACCGCATCGCCCGTGATGCAGGGCTTATCCATCGCGGCCGTTACCTGGTCTGCCGCGTAATCGCCGCCGCGCGTCTTCACTCCCGACAGGTCCACCCCGGACCCGCGGGGCGCGTAGATCACCGCCGGGGCCAGATAGCCGCGGGCGGTCAGGTCGGCCACGGTGGGCCCCAGGATCATGTGCTCAAAGAAGCCGTCAGCCTGGATTCCGAGCCCCTGCCCGTCGAGCCGTTGCGGGGTCGCGGTGAGGCCCAGGACCCGAGCCGCCGCGTAGTGCGCCAGGACCTTGCCCCAGGTCGTGGTGCCCGTGGCGTGGTGGCACTCATCGACAATGATCAGGTCCGGGGCCCAGCGCAGCCGCTCCATGCGCTTGACGAGCGTCTGCACGCTCGCGATCTGCACCGCGTGCCACTGGAAGGTGGACATCCCGGCCGAGATCGACCCGTGCGCCACGCCGAAGTCGTCCAGGGTGCGCGAGGTCTGGCGCAAGAGTTCCCGACGATGGACCAGGATCAGCACGCGCTTGCCCTTCAACGTCGCCTGGTGGGCGATGCTGCTGAACAGCACCGTCTTGCCGCTGCCGGTCGGAGCGACCAGCAGCACCGCCCGGCACCCGGCGCGGTAGGCCATGCGGACCTGCGTTTCGGCGGTAAGTTGGTAGTCGCGCAACGCGATCATCAGCGCACCCACCCGGCCCACAGGACCGCCGCGCACGCCATCAGGCCCAGGCCGATACCGGCCCGGATCAGCAGCAGGAAATCGAGTAAGCGAGGATTCGGGCCGATCTTGGCGACGCGCATGGTCTAGCCCCGCCCGTGCGCGGTCAGGTCCTGGGCCTCATCGGCCGGTGCGGGGCTGCCTTGCGCCATGGCGCGCGCCTGGCGCTCCAAGTACTGTTTGATCGCCACCCGCACCAGCGAGGACTTCGAGCGGTCTTCAATCTGCGCTTGGCGCGCGATGCACAGATAGGTTTCCGCCGACACCATAACTTTTAATTCGTCGAGGAGGACAACGTTAAATCGGCTTGCAGGAGCGTGATCGCCGCGTCGCAGCGCGCCAGTTGGCCCCGCCAGCACTCGGCATAGGGCTCGATCGCGATCATGCGCAGCAGCAGTTCCCGTTCGACCTGACGGGTACGTAGGCACTCGGCGGTGTCGACGGGGGTCATGCGGCTTGGTCCTGGGGCAGGTACGAGGTACGAGGGGCACGGGGCATCGGGTGGGATGCGACCGATGGGGAACAGACTCGCGATCTTGCGCATCCGGCCCGCGCGCGGATCGGGCGCTCGCCAGCGGGTGCAGGACCACCGCTGGGCGCAGATGCGATCCCCGCAGATTCCCGAGGGAGGGACGCGGTTTCTGGCAGTCACTGTGACTCCCAGGCCAGGGCCGCGACGAGGCCAGCCACGCCGGCCGCAAGCCCGAGCGCCGCCCACGGGGGCAGGGCGCCGGCCAGCAGGGCCGCCGCAAAGGCGGCCAGGTAGAGCGATGTTCCGGGGGGGGTCATGCGGCTTGGTCCTGGGGGATGTGCTGGGGCGACCCGGGGGCGGGGCCGAAGATGTCTGGGCGCAGGTCGTGGACGGTGACGGCGCCGTTGGTGACGCGCTGGACTGCCAGGGCGGCCTTGACCGGCGTCGGCCGGGTCCCGTGCTCGATCTGCACCAGGAACTGCGGGGAGATGCCGATCGCTCGGGCGAACGCGGCCTTGGATTCGAACATCTGGATTGCTTTGGTGATGATCATGAAGGAAGTAAAGCACAGCTTTAAGGCGATGTCAAAGCGTTGCTTGCTGGTGTCAGACTCCAAACTGATGCAGCATAAAGCGATGCTTAACGAACCATCAGAAGTCGCCAGGTTTGCTCTGGCGGATAGACTGCGAGACACGATCGACGTTATCGGCAGCAAAACGCGCGTGGCGGGGGCGTGCGGAGTAACGGAGCAAGCTGTAACTGGATGGCTGAAGACAGGGAGAATCCACAAGAAGCACCTGCCTGTAATCGCAGGCATGGCGAAGCGGGATCTCGGATGGCTGCTGACCGGCCAAGAGGACGCCCCGTCGGCGCCTTCCACTGCCGCCGACCTGGCCACCCCGCCGCCAGGCTCCCGTGT